AATGATACGGTCATCCCCCAGTTCAAGTTCCGCACCAGCCACAACAGGACATGGGCTAACAACGGGATGATGGGTTACTTCCGATCAGCCTGTTACAATACTCTTGTTGATGGTAACAAGCTGGCCTATGTGTATGGTCGTCACTCAAAGAACTTCTCTGTTACCAGCTTTGCCAGCAAGATCAGGGCTGCATCTGACTTCATTGCCAACGATGGCATGGATCAGATGAAAGTGTGGTATAATACCACGGTTGATCGTGACACTGCGATCTCACTGTTCAGCAATACACTTGCAAAGCGTGTGGACAACGTGACCAAAGCACAGGTTCCTAACAAGGTGATGCTATCCAACCTGATGAAAACCTTTGACGAAGAGAACCGTCACATCATTGGCCGTGGTCACTACGAAGGCTATGCACAGCAGACTAAAGGCACACTGTGGACTGCTTATCAGGCAGCAACGGCATGGTCTACCCATGTACCCAAAGCTAACACCCGTGTACTGCGTGAAGATAAGGTACGTAAGATGTTGGCATCACCACACTGGAAAGAATTGGAGACAGTATAATGTATAAGTGGAATTACAACGAAGAAATAACCGCAGAAGAATTTATAAAAAGATTAATCCCTCTAGTCTGTGATCCTGTAGAAACTATGCAGGACTGTGACGGTGATCTTCTTATGTCTGAATTTTCTAAACTTTTAGACGCTTCACGACAACTACAATACGCCAAGAGGCAGGACGCTGTTAGAGAGGATTTATAAAGCAATGGCAAAGAAGGCTGATAATAAGTACGACCCGACACAACATCGGATCAAGAAGCGTACATCAATCGGGGCGGGAACTCTTTCCCGTCCCAACAATAAACACAAGAGGCGTAGCTATAAAAAATATAGAGGACAGGGTAGATAATGGGTTATATAATAACACAAGTAGATGTTGGTGGTGTGTCTGATATTGACAGCATTGATGCAATGGTTTCTGAAGAAGACGAAGAAATCCATACGTTTCCAACCTATGAAGAAGCTGCGGCATATCTTATGTGTCATGGCATCAGGGAACTTCAGAATGGTTTCCCGTTTGGTATTAAAATTGAGAGGCTACAATGAACTACTTTAAAATTATTGTCTTAAATTTTATATTCTTTGTGCTATTATCTTTCTTTGCCTCACAATCAAGGGCAGATAATCTTTCATGTTTAGCAGAGGCAGTGTACTTTGAGGCACGTTCAGAATCTTTTGTTGCACAACTTGCCGTGGCAAATGTTGTACTACAACGAGTGCAGTCAGAAAGATATCCTGATAGTGTCTGTGATGTTGTGCGTCAAGGCAGGACATGGAAGGGAAAGCCCGTCAGAAACAAGTGTCATTTCTCATACTGGTGTGACGGTAAACCAGAAACTATTGCCAATGTAAATGCTTACGCTGAAGCAGTCAGCGCAGCAGAGCTTGCCTTACAGGGGGTTATATTACTCCACACTGAAGGAGCAACCCACTACCATGCCTCTTATGTCACACCATATTGGGCATTGGATGAACGCTTCTCACTTGTAGGGCAAATAGACAACCATGTATTTTATATTGACAACACCCAGTGACAGGAGTATACTATGCCAGAAGACAGTAACTTAAAATCAGCTTGGGATATATTAAATACTAATATTAAGATGTTAAAAGCTAGAATAAAAGAACAAGAAAAATTAATAGATGAGCTTAGAAAAGAACTAGCAAAAGAAAAACAAACAAACGCTAACACGGGATGGGTAGAACACGATGACAAAAGTTTATGACTTTGATTGGCACCGACTTCAGAAAGAAGATGTACTGAGAAAATCTTTAGGATATGATGAAGAGCTATGGTTGATGATGAAAGAATCAGGATATGATGTAACATTACAAGAAGAAAGAGATAAATTTTTCAAAGACTTAGAGGATTTAGAGTGAGATGGCTAAGAATTTATGGCAGAAAGAACGCAGCGGTTTAATGCGTGACCTAATCAGAGAGTATGTTGATGAAGGTTATGCCTACAAAGAAGCTAAGAAACTGGCAAAGAAAGAAGCAGATAATATTATGGAAGATAAAGTTTCTTTTGTGCATGAACTGTGGGAGGATACCTTTGATGACTGTTGATTTGATTGATCATATGGGTAGCGATCTCAGCGTTGTTAATGCAGCACGGGTTAGCTTTGATAAAGAATCATCTTGGGAGGCGATACCTTTTGGTGGTCCCACTAAGGGAGTGTTGCAAGATAAAGATATTAAACTAATAAAGTATCTTGCCAAGCACAATCACTGGACCCCATTTGGTCATGGCTCTGCACAGTTCAGGATCAAGGCACCTATCTTTGTAGCACGTCAGCTTATGAAGCATCAGGTTGGTCTGGTCTGGAACGAGGTGAGCCGTAGGTATATTAAAACTGATCCAGATTTCTGGTCCCCTGACTACTGGAGACAGAGTGCAGAAGATGTCAAGCAGGGATCATCAAGAGAGGCAGTTGCCTCACCAAGTGTTATCAATCATATGTTTGAAGATGCACAGCGTCACTGCGAAGATGCCTATAAAGCTATGATCGGTTCAGGCGTATGTGCGGAACAGGCCAGAGCAATACTACCACAAAGTCTATTGACAGAGTGGTACTGGTCTGGTACACTGATGGCCTTTGCACGGGTATACAAGCTACGATGCAGTAAGGATGCACAGGTTGAAACCAGTGACGTAGTTAAACCTATCGGAGATCATATGGAAAAGTTATTTCCTGAATCATGGAGTGCGTTATGTGGAAGTTAGTGTTGAGAAAGGAGTGGGGAGATGTGGAGCTTAAATCTTTCACTACTAAAAAAGAAGCAGAAGAAGAACTTGAAAACCGTGAACAACTCACTCAGCATGTTACCGGATTTTCTACAGAAAGAGTTTATCAAATCAAGAAAGGATAAAGCTATGGATGTTCTTGTTGAAATATACAAGCCAAAAGACAGAGGCCATATTCAGACCTGCTTCAAAGCACCGTGGCGTAGTATGGAAATGGTTGATAAGATAGAGACACTGGTATCAATAGAAAAGGATATAGCTGCACACCGACAGGAGTTATGTAAAGAACTTATGGACATGAGCAAAGGTAAATGGTAAACTTATCTTAATCCACTGGAGATATATATGGAACTCAAAACGCACCAACCCTGCCCCGACTGTGGCTCGTCAGACGCACTGGCATACTACGAATGGGGAACTAAATGCTTTAGCTGCGAAGAATCTAAACCCTACAGAAACGGAGAGAGAATGGATACCCAACCAAAACAGGTTATTAAAATGCAGAACGAGAACCTATCATCCTTTACCTTCTCAGCTATTGCTGATAGAAAGATCGCTCTTGATACCTGTAAGAAGTATGGTGTCACTGTGAGCAAGAGTGGCACGATGATAGACAAGCACATGTATAAGTACCATGACAAGAATGGTAATCACATTGCTTCCAAGTTCCGACGCACCAGCGACAAGCAGTTCTGGTCTGAAGGTGATCTTGGTAAGTGTGGTTTGTTTGGTCAGAATATCTTTGGTCAGACGGGCAAGTTTGTCACGGTTTGCGAGGGAGAACTTGATGCTATGAGTGCCTTTGAACTGATGGGATCGAAGTGGCCTTCGGTGTCTATCAAGAATGGCGCACAGTCTGCCGTGAAGAATTGTCAGCAGTCACTTGAATACCTGAATAAGTTTGATACCATTGTCCTCTGCTTTGACAATGACAAGCAGGGTAAGGATGCGGCACAGGCTGTTGCCAAACTGTTTGAGCCTAACAAGTGTAAGATCATGGACCTTGAACTGAAGGATGCCAACGAGTATCTGAAGACAGGTCAGCGTGAGAAGTTTACTCAGGCATGGTGGAGCGCACGTACCTACACACCAGCAGGTATCATTAACCTTGCTGATCTTGGTCGTAGTCTCTACGATGAGACGCACAACGAGACCTGTCCCTACCCGTGGTCTGGTATGAATGACAAGACTTACGGCATCAGGACCGGAGAGCTTGTGACGTTTACCTCCGGTGCAGGTATGGGTAAGTCCAGTATCATGCGTGAGCTTATGTATCATATCATGCACAATACCGAGGATAACATTGGTGTGCTTGCTATGGAAGAGAACACGAAGCAGACTGCCTTCAACCTTATGAGTGTCGAGGCCAACGCTAGACTGTACATCAAGGAGATACGTGACCAGTACACGCAGGAACAGTTAGATGATTGGCAAGCCAAGACGATTGACTCTGGCAGGTTCTTTGCCTTCGATCACTTTGGCAGCATGGAGAACGATGAGATACTTAGTCGCATCCGATACATGGCAAAGGCTCTTGACTGCAAGTGGGTCTTCCTTGATCACCTGTCTATCCTTGTGTCTGGACAGGAGGACAACGGCGATGAGCGTAAGTCTATCGACATCCTGATGACCAAGCTTCGCTCTCTTGTTGAGGAGACAGGCATTGCACTGATGCTGGTCAGCCACCTACGTCGCCCATCAGGTGACAACGGGCATGAGAATGGGCGTGAGGTTACCCTGTCACACCTACGTGGCTCTGCTTCTATTGCTCACCTGTCTGATGCAGTGATTGCACTGGAGCGTAACCAACAGGCAGACGATCCTATCGAAGCTAATACCACCTCTATCCGTGTCCTGAAGAACAGGTACACAGGTGACACTGGTATAGCTTGTCATCTTCACTATGATGGTGAGACAGGACGCATGACACAGATCGACAACCCTTTTGTGGAGGATGACAATGAGTGAGGTTCGTAAAAAGTTTGACAGAACTCTGTATGAGATTGCTGACAAGGCTGCTAAAGAAGCTATGGTATCTTGGCTGAAGGAGCATGATCATACTAACATTGATACCAATGAAACAACTTACTTTGATATTGTTTCAACTGTGGGTCCAGAACTTCCAAGACATCTCTATGAAGTGGAGGTGAAGTATTCTTGGAAGGGTAACGAGTGGCCCGACAGTTGGAAAGAGTTACGTATACCACATCGTAAGCAGAGACTTCTTGACAAGTGGAAGGAGGAATGTTACAATGACCTACTTACTTTTGTGGTCTTCAACCATGACTGCACTATGGCATGGCATGTAGATGGTAACACATTGTTAGAGTGTGAAGTTAAAGAAGCCTCTAACTACAAGATAAGAAAGGGTGAAAAATTCTTTCACATTCCCGTAGAAGATGCATACTTGATGGACATGACAAATGAGAGCAGTAGTTGATATAGAAACAGATGCTATTAACGCAACCAAGATACATTGTATCGTAGCAAGGAGCAAAGAAACAGGACAGACACGACACTGGATAGGAGATGAATGCCATAACTTTAGGGAGTGGTCGAAGAAAATAGATACCTTTATTATGCACAATGGTATCAGCTTCGACGCTCCCTTACTTAATAAGTTTACTGGTTCTGATATTAAAGTAGATCAGATTGATGATACACTTATCAAGTCTCAGTTATACAATCCTATTCGTGATGGTGGTCATTCCCTTGAGTCATGGGGTAACTTCTTCAATCATAAGAAGGGTGACTACCATGACTTCTCCCACTTCAATCAAGATATGTTGAAGTACTGCTACACCGACACGGCTGTAACAATGGAGACATATGACTACCTACAGGAAGAAGGCAAGAAGTTCTCTGAAGAATCCTACGATCTGGAACGGAAGGTTCGTAGCATCGTAGACAAACAACAGAGCAACGGCTTTGCCTTTGACCTGATGAAGGGCATGACACTGGAAGCTAAACTTATGGATGAGTTATACTCTCTTGAAGAGAAAGCTCACGATATGTTTCCACCTACCATTCTACAGCTAAAGACAAAGACAAAAGAAATACCTTTTAATATAGCAAGTCGTAAGCAAATTGCCGAACGTCTGATTGAGAAGGGTTGGAAGCCTAAAAAGAAAACAGACAAGGGTAATGTCATTGTCAATGAGGCAGTGCTGGATACGATTGATATGCCAGAGGCCAAGATGTTCTCCCGTTACTTCCTGCTACAGAAACGTACCGGCCTACTGAAGGCGTGGATACAGGCATGTAGCGAACAGGAACGGGTGCATGGCAGGGTGCTTACCCTCAAGACTATCACAGGCAGGATGGCACACCACGGCCCAAACATGGCACAGGTTCCGGCAGTCTATAGTCCATACGGTAAGGAGTGCAGGGAACTCTGGACTGTATCAAACACTGATACCCATCAGCTAGTCGGTACTGATGCCAGTGGTCTTGAACTTAGATGTCTTGCTCACTACATGAACGATGCCAAGTTTACTAATGAGGTACTGACAGGTGATGTACATACAGCTAACATGAAGGCAGCAGGTCTAAGTAACCGTGACCAAGCCAAGACATTCATCTATGCATTCCTGTACGGTGCTGGCCCTGCCAAGATTGGTAGTGTAGTTGGAGGCAGAGCCTCTGATGGACAGAATCTTATTGCAAAGTTCCTGAAGAATATGCCAGCCCTTAACAAGCTACGTAAAGATATTGGTACAGTTGCTTCAAAGGGTTTGATACGAGGTCTTGATGGTCGTATGTTACATATCAGGCACGAACATGCTGCACTTAATACCTTACTTCAGGGTGCCGGTGCAGTGGTATGCAAGCGTTGGCTTGTTGAGATGGACAGGATGATCTGGGAGCATGGCCTTGATGCCAAGCTTGTTGCCTCAGTACACGATGAGTATCAGTTTGAGGTAGCCAAGCCAGACATAGAAAGCTTTACCAAGATAACAAAGGAGGCTATGTATACAACACAGAAAATACTAAACTTTAAGTGTGACCTTGATTCAGACTTCAAGGTTGGAAATAATTGGGCAGAGACACATTAATATGTTGACATCCCAATATACAATGTGCTATAATGCACTTGTTGTTTAGTTAGTAGTAGACGACCTAACGGGGAATGATCCCCATCATGGCTGCAATAGCGCAGCGTTTTAAAGGAGACTATTTATGAACGATCCGATTTACATTTCTGGTAAGTGCCACTATGCTTCCATCACTGAGCCGAACACCAAGTTCGATCCAGTGTGGAGCATTCAGGTTGAGGTTAACGACGACAACCGTGCAACCATCGAAGGTGCTAATCTCCCTATCGCTAACAAGGGAGACGAACGTGGTGACTTCGTTACTATTAAGCGTAAGGTTATGCGTAAGGATGGGACTGAGCGTCAGGCACCCATCGTCAAAGACTCGCAGAATAACCTGTGGGATGGAAAGAAAATTGCTAATGGTAGTGTAGTTAATGTAAAAGCAATCCCGTTTGATTGGAACTATGCTGGTAAGTCAGGAGTATCATCTGATCTTGCCGCCGTACAGGTTGTGGACTTCATTGAGTACATGGATGGTACTGAAGACTTCGCACCCGTTGAAGGCGGTTACGTACAAGAAGCAGCATCAGAAGCTATTCCCTTTTAACTAGCATAGAAAGGAAGGGGGAGAGGTTTTGTCATTGTCCTCTCCCCTTTTTTATTATGAAAACAATAGAAACTCTTGTAGAAGATATCTATGATCTGTTCAACCTAACACCTATCGACATGGATGAAGCAGAGGTAGATAAACATATTGATACCTTTGGTGATATGCTGAAGGTACACCTGAAAAGTTTTCTCTATGAAGTACCAAGAGATCGTGGCAACCTACGCCTGTCTGCTATTGGTAAGCCTGACAGGAAGCTTTGGTACGATGTTAACAAGAAGCTAACACCGGAGACACTACCACCATCCACAAGGATTAAGTTTCTCTATGGATATATTCTTGAGGAGCTTCTACTTCTCTGTGCCACAGTGGCAGGACATACGGTCATAGATCAGCAGAAAGAAGTTACACTTGAAGGTGTGGTTGGACATCAGGATTCTATTATTGATGGTGTACTTGTTGATGTTAAGTCTGCCAGTGGTATAGGGTTTGATAAGTTTAAATATAATAAACTAACAGAGGACGATCCGTTTGGTTATGTTGCACAGGTGTCTGCCTATGCAGCAGCTAATGGTCTGGATCGTGCTGCCTTCCTTGCCATCAACAAGTCTACTGGTGAGGTATGTCTTTCTCAACTGCACAGTATGGATATGATCAATGCTAAAGAAAGAATTAAGCATCTTAAAAATGTGGTTGCTGCTGACGCCGTACCTGATAAGTGCTATTCCGATTTACCTGATGGTAAGTCTGGCAACCGTAAGCTTGCTGTTGGTTGTGTTTATTGTGAGCATAAGAGAGACTGTTGGTCGGATGCTAATGGCGGGCAGGGGCTACGTGTGTTTAAGTATTCGCAGGGTAGGCGGTATCTTACGCAGGTAGCAAAGCAGCCTGACGTTGAGGAAGTCTCGGTTTAAGTGTCTGAGAAACATCATTGGGTTGGCGAGGTAGACCCTGATACATACTATGGTTTTGTTTACCTTATAACAAACACTGTCAGTGGCAGGAAATATATTGGCAGGAAGTTCTACCATACCTATAAGAAAAGAAAACGTGTCAGAGAATCTAACTGGAGAGTGTACGCAGGATCATGCAAGCCACTTAAAGAAGACATGCAGCGTATAGGTAAAGATAAGTTTACCTTTGAGATTATCTATAACTATAAAACAAGAGGTGGGGTGGTAAGCGGTGAGGTACATTTCCAGACAGACAATGATGTACTCTCACCGGAACTGCTGCCCTGTGGTGAGCGACTGTACTACAATGGTCAGATAGGTTCTGTAAAGTTTATCGCCCCTGAGTTTCTTAGTGCTGAACATCGTGCGAAGATAGCTGCTGCTGGTATAGGCAGGACAGTTAGTGCTGAAACCCGTGCGAAGATGAGTGCTGCTCAAGCGGGAGAAAAACATTCTCAATATAAAGGACCATATATCATAACATTTAAAGATGGTCACACTGAAGAATGGATAAAGTTAAAGAACATAGATGGATATAATAGCAGTCATTTATATCAAGTTCTAAGTGGACATAAAAAATCTCATAAAGACATAGTAAAAATAGAAAGGATAGGGTCTGATGACAAATGAAGTACCGGACTTCGGTACACTGTATGATCTAACTGAGAAAGATTCAGACAAGACACTACATCTTGCCATAATCCTTCAGGCTTTGTTAGACTTATCCAAACCTAAAGAACCTACTGAAAGTTTAGAGACAGTGCTGCATCGTGATCAGGCAAGCGCATGGGTCTTCTGTTCTATTGGAGTAACCTGTGAAAACTTTGAGTCAACGTGTGAGCTTGCAGGATTAGAACCTAAAGTAGTAAGAAGCTTCGCTCTTAAAACTGTAACATCGGAGAACGCAAATGAAATCAGAAGAAAGCTTAACTCTTTCCTATGATGAACCAAGCTACCCAAACACTGAAAGAAATTATGATTATTATGCCAGACGTATGAAACAAGAGAAAGCACTTCAACAACAAGTAGGGGGACAACACTACAAGGGATGCAAGATACAACCAGTAGAATATATCCATGCAAATGGGCTTGACTATCTGGAGGGTAATGTGATAAAATACATCACTCGACACCGCACAAAAGGAGAGGGGAGAAAGGATATAGAAAAAGCGATCCACTATGCCCAACTCATATTGGAAATGGAATACGACAATTAAAGGGGACAAGGCTATGCCACAATTTCGATCTAATGAGAACCCGATGTTTCGCTCCAAGTTTAGCGAAGACATTTTCAAACACAAGTATGCCCATCATGGGTGCGAGACATGGGATGCACTGTCATCTACTCTGGTAGACGATGTGTGTCAGGACTATCTAAGTAAGGACGACAAGGACGAACTGAAACGTATGATCACTGACCTGAAGTTTATTCCCGGTGGTCGATATCTTTATTATGCAGGACGTGAGAACAAGTTTTTTAACAACTGTTACCTTCTCAAAGCAGAAGAGGATACCAGAGAAGATTGGGCTGACATCTCTTGGAAGTCTGAGTCTTGTCTTATGACAGGCGGTGGTATCGGAGTGGACTACTCTGTGTACCGTGAGGAAGGACGTATCCTGAATGGTACAGGTGGTCTTGCTTCCGGCCCCATACCAAAGATGCAGATGGTCAACGAAATTGGCCGAAGGGTTATGCAGGGCGGTAGTCGCAGGTCTGCTATCTATGCCAGCCTGAACTGGAAACATGCTGATGTAGATAAGTTTCTTGCCAGTAAGAACTGGTATGATATGCCAGTAGGAGAGACAGGTTTTTCCATTGGTCAGGTAAAGGAACAAGACTTTAACTTTGTTGCACCGCTGGACATGACAAACATCAGCGTTAATTATGACACAGAATGGTTACTTAATTATTGGAAGACAGGAGATACAGGAGATGTCTTTAGGACTAATGTACGTCAAGCTCTTAGAAGCGCAGAGCCGGGCTTCTCGTTTAATTTTTTCGACAAGGAAAATGAGACGCTGCGTAATGCTTGCACGGAGGTTACATCTGAAGATGATTCTGATGTTTGTAATCTTGGTTCTATTAATATGGGGCGCATTGACGATCTGAAAGAGTTTGCAGATTGCGTAGAGCTTGCTACTAAGTTTCTTCTATGCGGGACACTCAGAGCCAAGCTTCCCTATGATAAGATTTATAAAACCAGAGAGAAGAACCGTAGGCTTGGGCTTGGTCTTATGGGTATGCATGAATGGCTTATCAAGGGAGGAGAGAAGTATGAAGTTACGGAAGGTCTTCACAAGTGGCTATCGGTTTATAAAGGGGTTAGTGATCACGTTAGTGCCGACTTTAGTAATACTCTTGGCTGTAGCCGTCCTGTCGCTAATCGTGCCATTGCTCCAACTGGATCAATAGGTATCCTTGCAGGAACATCCACAGGTGTAGAGCCTATCTTTGCTGTGGCTTACAAGCGCAGGTATCTGAAAGGTGGTAATCGTTGGCACTATCAGTACGTGGTGGACAGTGCAGCACAGGAGATCATTGACCTGTATGGCGTTGATCCAAAAGGCATTGAGTCAGCACTTGATCTTGCAGAGGACTACAAGAGGCGTATAAAGTTTCAGGCAGATGTACAGGACTATGTTGATATGTCTATCAGCAGCACAATCAATCTGCCCAAGTGGGGGAGTAAGCTTAACAATGAAGATACAGTTGAAGAGTTTACTGATACTCTTGCTTCTTATGCTCACAGGCTGCGAGGTTTCACGGTGTACCCTGACGGATGTAGGGGAGGACAACCTCTTAGTTCGGTGCCGTATACTGAAGCTGTAGAAAAGCTTGGTGAGGAGTTTGAGGAAGGACTAGAGACGCATGACATCTGTGACATCACTGGACATGGTGGGTCGTGTGGTGTATAAATAGTTACTAACTTTAAAGGAGATTTAATATGGCAAGAGATTATAAAAGAGAAAACAAAGTAACAAAAAGTAAACCTAAAAATATTAAGAAACGTGTGCTGCGAAATAAAGCAAGGCGTATGCTAGAACGTGTAGGTCTTGTTAAGAAAGGCGATGGTAAGCATGTTGATCATAAGAAACCTCTAAGTAAAGGAGGCAGCAACAAGCGCAGTAATTTACGTGTAAGAGATGGTAAAAAGAATAGTTCTTTTGCCAGAAATTCTAACAAGTCTATCAAGAAAAAAAGAAGGACTTAAAGCACTTGTAGTTCAACTGGATAGAACAACAGACTTCTAATCTGTAGGTTGCAGGTTCGAGTCCTGCCAAGTGCGCCAAAAAAGTCCTTGACAAATCACACAAGAGGTAGTATAATATATATGTGATGCCAATAATGGGTCACACAATATCAACTTGCTATAAGGAGAAATGATATGAATGAGTATATGACAGTGAGTGATGATCCCTTCTTTTCCAAGTTCTGTTCTTGGACTGTAGGTCATGAAAAACTCTTTAGCGATATGCTGAAGATGAAAGATCAGGCAGGTGGTTACATGTACAATGCCTACCCACCTCACAATCTAGTTAAAGAGGGCGATGAAAAATATAAGATTGAGTTAGCCACTGCTGGATTTACTAAAGAAGAGTTGGAAGTAAAGACAGAACACAGTAAGCTAACCATTAGCGGCAAGAAAGCCAATGAAGAAGATGAGGAGAGGATCGTACATAAGGGCATAGCAAGTCGAGCCTTTTCAAAATCTTTTGCTCTTGCCGAAGACGTGGTTGTAGACGATGTTTCTTTAAAGGATGGGATGCTTACCATAAATCTTCAAAAGGTAGTACCTGAAGATAAGAAAGAAAAGATTTACAACCTGTAACAAAACTTGGGGGAGTGCGTAGCGTTTGCTCCCCCTAATTACATAGGAGATATAATGAGAAAAGCACCTAACACAGTTTACATAGGCTATGATCCAAGAGAAGATGTGGCCTACGAAGTTTTAAAGTTTACGATTGAGCGCATTGCTGTTGACAATGTTGATATTAAACCTATTCGCAAAGACGTGATAGAGCGGATGGGTTTGTATAGGCGTACTCACACTGTACAAAATGATCAGATGATTGACGACATAGATGGCAAGCCCTTCTCTACAGAGTTTAGTTTCTCTCGCTTCCTTGTACCTGCTCTGAATATGTATCAGGGTTGGGCTTTGTACATGGACTGTGATATGTATCTGCGTACTGATATCAATGAACTCTTTGAAGAGTACAACATGGATTACTATCCGGCTTACTGCGTTAAGCACAAGTATGAACCCACCGATGAATATAAGATGGATGGCAGAGTACAAGAACAGTATCGCAGGAAGAACTGGTCAAGCCTTATTCTGTGGAACTGTGGACATGATCTAAATAAGAAGCTAACGCCTGAAGTAGTCAGCACACAAACAGGATCATGGCTACATGGCTTTGAGTGGTTGCCGGATAAAGACTCTGATATTGGAACAATACATCAGGAGTGGAACTGGCTTGATGGTCACTCACCTGAAGACCTGAAAGCAAAGAATGTACACTTCACCACAGGTGGGCCATGGTTCAAGGGTTGGAAGTGTGGCAGAGCAATCGATGGTATGTACGCCTCCGAATGGAACGGAGACTATACCTACCTTGCAGGAAAAGGAATTATCAAACCTTATGAAATTTAAAGTAGTTACAGCTTTTGATGAAAAGCTTTTTAAACAAAATGGACACAAACTTTTAGAGTCTTTCAAAAATAAATGGCAACCTGATTTTGAGTTCCACTGTTATTACTATAACATGGACATCAATAACTATTCTATTCCTAAAGAGAGTAATATCTTCTACCACAAGTTGGAAGATGTTGAAGAGTATGGTCAGTTCGTAGCAGATAATAAAGAACACAACGGTACGGAAGGCGGTGCACTAAACTATAGTGAGGCTCTTGACGGTCTTGCTGCTGCACCTAAAGCCTTTGCGATCAGCGAGTGTGCTTTTAATACTGCTGATGCATGGCTCCTCTGGCTGGAACCTCTTAGCCTACCAACAAAAGATATCAGGACATCCACAATAGAAAGATATCTGAACAAGCAAGCAGATTTTATCTGCATGGAAGATGCGGATTACTTTGCTGCCTTTAATCTTTCAAAGCAAACACCTGTTGATCTTCTTGGTGATCTCAGAGGTGCCTATGTTTCTGGTGAATACCTTAACTATAGAGAGTGGTCAACAACCTTTATTCTGAGCCGACTGCTCACAATCTACAACGCACATGGCTGCACCTTACAGACCTCTGATTCTCTAAGAGAGTTGTTTATTAATCTGGCAGATAAGTCTTCTCAGAACTTTAGAGATAGTTCCGGCAACAGAGTTGTAGCTCTTTCAGAAACAGACACAACCCCTGACATCTTGCCAAGCAGGTATAAACAACTTGCAGACTTGGTTCGCTTCTATAAACCCAAGACTGTTCTTGAAACTGGAACTTGGAATGGTGGCCGTGCTTTAGAGATAGCACTGGCTGCGTTTGAAAAGAACGATGCTATTCATTACATTGGCTATGATTTATTTGAAGATGCCACAGCAGAGACAGATGTTGAAGAAAATAATGTGAAGGCCCATAATACTAAGATAGCTGTTGAAAAAAGATTTGAAGAGTTTGCAAATCACATGGAGGTAACTAAGAATAAAAAGTTTACCTATGAATTACATAAAGGTAATGTCCGAGATACTCTGAAATCTAACTATGTAGATGAAGTTGATCTTGCATTTATCGGTAGTGGTAACAGTGAACAAACAGTACGACATGAATATGATCGTCTAAAGAATGTTCCCATTGTAATCATGGATCACTTCTTTACAAAAGAACGTGGGGACGAGGACAGCCCTGATCCAGATGCTATTCTTATACCTGATGAAAGGCATCAAGGAATTAAGAAAGTCTTTGACTCCGTACCTACAAAGAAGGTACATGCAGAGAAAACTACAGATGATGGCTGGACAGAGTTTGATGAGAGCGTTCCTACTCGTAAGTATGTCCTGCCCTCTACTGATAAAGTTCTGCCAGCAGGGCATACACACCTTGCTGTTTTGCTGCATGACAAGACACTGGAAGAGGTGCCGGAAGACTTGAAGCGTGTGCCAATAGTGGTACATCCAAGAGATTCCGTATCAAAAGAATATATTGCCAACAACATTAAGTCTAATCTAAAAGAAATAGACAGTGATAAGTGGGTGAAGAAGCATCCGCCTCATAGAGAAGTTGGTGTGGTTGTTTCAGGTGGACCTTACCTTGATTATAAAGAATTGAAAAAGTTTATCAAGAACAACCCCGGATGTAAAGTACTTACAGTTAAACATGCCCTGCCCGGTTTGATGAAGAACAATATTATACCGTGGGCATGTATTGTTCTTGACCCTCGACCAATCACTAAGAAAAGCACTCACAATATTGTACGTAAAGACTTGTTCAAAGATTTACATAAAGATACTAATTTCTTTGTAGCTTCCATGACTGACCCATCAGTGACTGAACATCTTAAAGAACGTGATGTTAGACTGTGGGGATGGCATGCCTTCACTGATTCACTAAGAACAGAAGAAGAGCAGGGAGATCAGATAAAGAACCAGCAAGTTAAGCTGAATGAAGAGCTTGGTATTCCGCAGGGAGCAACGCTTATTACTGGTGGTACATGTGCTGCGATGAGAGCTATCGGCCTGTTACATACGATGGGCTTCAGAGACTTACACTTGTTTGGATTTGACTGCTGCCGTGATGAGCCTTCCGACGAAGAGAAGACTGAAACCACTGGTGATCTTGAGGGTGGCGAGACTCCCAAACCTAAATACATACAGGTCAATGTCAAAGATCAAACTTATTGGACAACAGGTGAGCTACTGGCTATGGCACAAGACTGCGAGAAAGTATTTGCTGATCCCGGTCTTGATGGCGTTCTCTGCTTTCACGGTGAAAATACTATGGTAGCTGATCTCTGGAAGATCAAAGAAGATCAAGATGCTAGAATTAAATTTAAAGGATACTACAATGCCTGATATTAGTATAGATAATATTAACAGCAGATACAATCCATCAGATGATTATATCAATCTTGTTAAGATGTACGTGGAGAAGCACGATCAGGGAGAGGGTATGTTCAATGGACGAAGCCTTCTAAAGTTTGTAGACCTTATAAAACTATATCTGAAAAACAATAACTGTAAGTCTGTGCTTGACTATGGTTGTGGTAAGGCAGTGCTGTACACTGATAAGTTCTCAGAGATTACTGATGAGATTGACTGTCCTCTTCCTGAGTATTGGGAGTTGGATGAGTGCGAACTCTTTGATCCCGGCTATGAGAAACACAGTAAGCTTCCCATACACAGGAAGGATGCGGTGATATGCACAGATGTTCTTGAACATATTGCAGAAGAAGACTTGGGTTGGGTGGTAGAAGAAATCTTTTCCTATGCAAAGAAGATTGTGTTTTTAAACGTAGCTTGCTACGAGGCGGTAAAAGTTCTGCCGGATGGTAGGAACGCTCACATCTCTGTATTCTCTCCTGATAAGTGGCTTCAGATGTTAGCAGAAAAAAGCAGAAAGTTTAAACATCTAAAAATTTATCTCTTTGCTGATACAATGAAGGAAGAGGACACTAAAACTTTTTATACTGAAGGTTATAGGATAGACCAGTATCCCCGTGTAGTTAAACTTAAAAAAGAGGAGGAACAATAATGTTAGGTATTGCAGAATCAGTTATTGGTGTTGCCGGTAAAGTACTTGATAAGTTTGTAGGTGATAAAGATTTAAAAGTTAAGCTTGAAGCAGAACTAAATAAAGAACTAATTTCTCTTGACCTTGCTCAAGCACAGGCGAATATAGAACAGGCCAAGCACCCCTCTATCTTTGTCAGCGGAGCAAGACCAGCTATCATGTGGGTATGCTGCTTTGCTCTGGCATGGCAGTTTATTTTTGCACCTGTTCTGTCTTGGGTTATTGTCACTTGGTATCCTATGATAACACTCCCTGTGTTAGAGACTAATGAATTGATCAGTCTGATCATGGCACTTCTTGGGCTTGGCGGTATGCGTACAGCAGAGAAGTGGAAGGGTGTTGCCAGAAGTAATATGAAATAATGCCCCTTAACGAAAAACAAGAGAAGTTTGCAGAGGCTTATGTTCTGCACCGCAATGCAACTGAGGCTGCAAAGTCTGCTGGTTACTCTGCTGCATCAGCAAACAACCAAGGCTACCGTCTTATGCATATGCAGGAAGTTATAGATCGTGTACATGAGCTTGAACAAGAGCTTGAGACAGATGTAAATGTTATAGAAGAAATAGAAAGTCAGTATACATTTGCCAAAGCAAACGGACATACCAATAGTGCCATCAAAGCACTTGAACTACTGTCTCGTATTCGTGGTTCTAATAGTGATAGTGGTTTGTCTATGGATAAGGATACTCTGGAGACTGCTATTGTTGGATGTTTAAATGTATTGGGAGAAGATAAAGTTGTACGCCTTTTATCTAAGTGTGACTTCGCTGGTGCCTTATTTGAAGAAAACGATAGCGATTATGCAGAAGAACCGTCTGAAGACAGTGAAGAGACAAATTCCGTACTGGTAGAGTAAAAAAGAAGGGCTAGGAGAGCCACTGAGTAGCCTTCTCTAGCCCTTCTGGTAGGCATATAGCCTAGAGGTACTAATTCTTCTGTATGACGCTCCTATCTCGTTACAGAGGATTTAACTTATTTACCTATTCTTTCATTAGGAACAGGTGGATGTGATCCATTATGCATGGCATATAGTCTATCACAATCTTTTTGTAGTCTTCCAACATGCGTAACAATCTCTGCCAGTTGCATATGATCTCTTCTAAGATTTTCAGGACTTGCCATTTTAGCTAGGATGTTAATCCTTTGTTCCTGAGTTTCATTAGAAGTGATTAACTTATCACTACGAGCATCCATCTTACGAATACGTTGTTCAATGTCATCCAGTTTTTCCACTAGCTGTCTAATCTGCATCTTGGCTACAGCACTGGCTCCTGCTACACTGAATAAGATACCAGCAATAGTTACGACCAAACGTATGTCGATTCCACCTTCCATACTAACCTCCCTGTTATACGTTAGCAGGACCAAGAATTATAGCTGTTAATATTACTGCTGCAAAGTATGCCAGTAAGACACGTCCCGGTCCCGGCATTACTTAATCCTATTCATTAGTGCTTCTTCAAGTTTAGGAAGAAGACGTATACCACAATACCCAACAACAAATGCTAAACCAATCGCAACCTGATCGTTGAATTTAAAGTATCCCATAGCTGCGGGAATTAGAAACTCTGCTGCGATCCAACCTACAAGAACTGCAATTAGAATATCTTTAACAGCACCTAAGTTCCACTTCCTTTGTGTTAGTACGTTTGCTACACCGCCACATCCCGAAGCGAAGATACAGCATAGCTTTCCACCGAATGTCATTATTGCCCATTCCATAGTTTAGCCTCCTCAATAATGTTGCTTTTACTTATAGCTCCATAACCACGGACGAGGATGGTGATCCCCATCTTCCATTGTATCAAGGTGCAGGAAGCGGCGTTCATACATGCCACGTTGAGACACACCTATACCCTTGAACTCATGTATGATAGCAAGACGTAGTAGTTTGAAAGCTTCGTGACCACCAATTACAATATCAGCAGCCCTCCCATAGATATGTGCAGAGTTAGGCGAGCCACCTATTGTAGTATTATATGCTATGTCCCTGTAACCTGAAGATACAATCATTGGGTTGTCATAGTCTCTTCTTAAACGAATAAGCTTTTCCATAAACTCTTCGTCCATGTGGCACTCTCCAGTACCCTTGCAACGCATCTCATCTTCAGTAAAATGTTCCCAGTTAGTCACTACTTATCCTTTCTAGTATACTATCTATAGTTTTAATCTTCTAGACGAAGACCATCAATCTCCTGCATAAATCTATAAATTTCTAATATAGCAGGATCATCCATTGATTTTATTTTACCATCTAAAAGAAGCTTTTGTAAATTTTCACTAGTAAGCTCATCAGGTATGAAAGTATTTTCTAGTGCCTGATTAAGCAAACTAATATCTTTCAGTGCAAATCTTTCTTGTTTGGTTAAAATATCTTCTAACTCAGCATATGTTAATGTTTTTCCATTAGGAGTTAATTTAAGAAAAGGTTTAATAATCTCTCTTAACTTTCTCATTCTTTCATATTTTATTTCTTGAGACTCTACATAGTCATCTACCAGTTCTTGTGGCCTAGATATGCCAGAATCTCTATACGCAGGTCTACCTATAAATTCATTTTTTGATCGCTTAACATCTCGCTGCGCCATACCTACATTTCTTGCCATAGCATTATCAATATCAAAAAGTTGAACCCTTACACCAGCAAGCTGGGGCCAAAGACTAGAGTCTCCATCACCTAGACTTTGACCATACTTACCGATTGGACCTCTTCCTTTTCTATTTTCATTCAACTCTTCTAGACTTGTATAATATTGATTAAGACGCTTTGCTGCTGGCGTAAACCCCGGTGTGAAAGGGTCTATAGCAATTTCAAACATCTCTACAAGACCTCTCTTCGGTCTGTTAGGGTCTATCTCATCAATAACTCCTGCTGCTTCTAAGGCTGCTTTAGTAACCATAGAGGCTCCAAAGAAAGGACCAAGCTGTTTAGATATAACTCTAAGACCAAACTCATCCCAATCTACTTCTCTATCTGTTAGAAGCGCATTGTGAATAGCCCTTCCAGTAAATTTAACATAATCAAATGGGTCGATAGGTCCGAAGTTTACATATTCAATTACATTCTTACCATTTTTATCTTTATATATAGGACTCAAAAATAATTTAGGAACATCTTTCTCATAGTTAGGAGCAACTTGATTTAAATCATCAGCTTCTTGTTCAGTGATTCCAAACATATTCATAGAATAATGCATCGCCATGTCAGTGCCTAAACCAGCAGCAGTCATTCCTCCAAGTCTTTTCATCCCCTCTCGCATAAGAACAGGATTACCAGACCTAATATCTCTTAGAGTGTATCTTCCTAAATTTGTTGTGACACGTATCATCTCAGCGGGAAAAGACAAAAAGTCTCCCACAGGCGCACGTCTTAAACTTTTAAGAGACTTACTAACTAGGTTATAGTTAGGCATTGTATCTCTCGTTCTTTGAGCGGCCATTTCAATAATTTCATCCATGCTTTTATCTGGAAAAGCTTTCGTTAGATAATCTTTAGTTTTATTGTAATGAATAAATTTATATATATTATCTTCATCTTGATACAGTTGAAAAGTTTTTTGTGCTAATTTTTTTCCGCCTCTAGTAAGAGCAGTTTTATCAAGAGATTTACCTAAATAACCTTTAGGATTTGTACCGATATCTTTCATTTGAGCTTTAACAGTTCCAGCTTTAACACCGCTGTCAATAACACCAACTCTTTGAGCTTCAGCTATTCTTTTTGCAAGCTCTCTATCTTCTAAATCCCACATACGTTTAACAAATGCCGTCATCTCTCCTTTTTTACCTATAGGTAACATACCATTTGCAAGCATCATAATATTGTTGCCCATGACGTTTCTACCATGAGTAGCTGGAGAAGCAACAGTTTTCATAATTTGAGATGCAGCTTTTGTAGCCACCCACCCTCTCATTAGCCTACCTGTAGGTGCAAGTATTTCTGTTCCATTTACAATAGCTTCAGCATAAACAGGATTTACGTATAGATTTTCTAAAGGAAAACCGAACTCTTTTTTAGCTATTTCTTCAAAGGGTGCAGAAAGTTGCTTTACTCTG